GTGCGAACACTCACCATATACGCCGCGGGAGATATGGAGCAGATCAACGCCGTAGATTTTAATCGCAATCACCCACCCGACGACACCGTCACCGCCGCCATCCCTGCGTCGTCGATATCCCACCGCTGCCCACACGACATCGAAGCGGTCGTGCGCCATGTCACCAAGCACAAAGACTTCGTCGCGAACGGCTCCTACCGAAAATCTGTCATTCGTGTGCACGCGCCCACCGAGCGATTGTTCAAACATATCATCGCCCCTACGCAGGCTAGCAAGTCGGTCTACCTGACTACACACCCCGGCACCATCGTCAACACCATCCAAGGTTGTGAAGGCAAAACATATCCCGACGTCCTCGTTTTCATTAACTCCCAGCAAGACCTCGTCGAGCTCGCTAAACCCCAGTGGCTCTATACCGCTATCAGCCGTCACACTCGCACAATTGCATTCTTTGGCGACTCCGCGCTTGTGCAGCAATTCTTCTGCACCAACAACATGATCCCCGTGTCACAAGACTTTGCCAACGTGAACCTACAGAACATGCGCATTACCGCCCCGCCCCACGTCGCACTAACTAAGAGCACCACCGCCGTTCTGCCCACTGCTACGTCGACGACGCCCGGACTACAAGCCCTCGTCGAGGACGTCATCGAACGCATCCAACGTAAGGTCAACCAAACCGACGAGGCCAACATCGTCAAGCTTACCTTGCCTAAACCGCAAGATGGGCGCATGCGCTTCCCAATCGACATGGCCGCTCCAAGCGACGTTAAGTCGCGCGGGCGTTGCATCGGCGGCAAGCGTCACGCCAAACATTATCTCACCTCCGACACCGTTCTATGCTTGCAGACTGTTATCGGGCGCTATCTGAAGAAGACCCGTAAGGTTGACGCAAAGGTCGCCGCCCGGTGGCAAATGGAGGCTCTTTTGGAGGCGTGTGACCTCACCTATGACGAGCTCTCTGCGTATCTCAAGCCGACTTACGAAGAACTCGTATTCCACGCCAAAGAGTACTTGATTGCACTCGAGCATAAGGTTTTGCCGCACAAGACGTTCGACAAAATCGTCGAGCAGGCATTTGAGACCGACGCGCACAATGCACTCGAGTTCTTCATGAAGCAGCAAATCAAATATGTCAAGGGGCGCGGCTGGGACACGAAGGCTAAGAATGGGCAAGGTGTCAGCGCTTGGGACAAATCTGCCAACATTGTCTTCAGCGCCTATTCACGGCATCTCGACAATAAATTGCGACGCCTCTTTAATCTCAGCGGCATTTATCCGAATAAACCTACCAATCGCGTTTTATACTTCTCAGGGCAATCCGAGGAGAATCTCAGTCATATCGTCAAAGAGGCATTGCGAAACTCGCCCGACGACGCTCAGCATGGTATGAACGACTTTTCCGAATGGGACTCCTCTAATAATGCTGGTTGCATTGAGTTCGAGACCGGTATCCATAAAATGATGTGCATGCCACCCGCCGTCAATCAGTGGTACCTCGACCATCGTAGCGATTGGACACAAATCGGCATCTCTACCTCGAATGACGTCACTCATATATTCAAGGTAGAGGGTCATTGCAAGCAACACTCTGGACAACCCTTCACGCTCGTCTACAATTCTCTCAACAACCTAACCCTCTCGTATCGTGTATTCAAGTTCGAGAAATTGTGGATCTATCTCCTTAAGGGAGATGACATGGACGCCGTTGCAAACCGGATATCCATCAATCGAGCGCATCTTGATCTACTCCGCAACATGGGCTGGGTGCTCAAAATCGCTACCGGACATTACTCCGAATTTGCCAGCTTTTACGTCTCCAAACACGGTCTTTTCCCGGACGTCGTTCGCACGTGTACCCGTTTGCTCAGCAAAGTCGTCGCTGAAGAAAAACAATACAACGACCAGGTTGTCTCCGTACATAACGATGTCTCCGCCGTACTCGACGACGCGTCCATTGAGTATAATTGCGCCGCTATCGCGCACGAATACCAGTGCGACGGGTATGACGTCAGCCCGACCGACATCTACCATTGCCTCACCTTTCTGCGTAATTTCGTACACGATAACGACTGGAACGCGTGTCCCACTATTGAGACCCGCGTTACCTACGTTAACCAAGACGGCGCCATCTAAGCGCCTACGAGGGGGTTCTTGGCACACTCTAATTACCAACAAACAACCATCGAAAGCCAAGAATACCGACACGCATTTATCTACGCAACCTATTTCTGAAAAACCAGCATTAACTTCCGGACAAATCGCTTCTGCGACATGCCATCGTACTTCGACCCTGCTAACCTCAAAAGCACAACCGCCAATGGACTCCACTGGCTCCACAAGTACTTACACCCACCATCATCCAAGGGTGACTCATATAACGGATACCCTGACACATCTACCACGTCGTGCGCACACACCGAGCATCGCCAAGTCTTCGACTCGACGCTCCAGGTCACTACCCCTGGAACCCCTGCAACGACATATACGCTCGCCCTTTCCGTCCCCGGGTACCGTTCTGGTCTTTACGAATTGAACCCCGCCGGCCAGCTGGTCGCGAAGGTCAACTCGTACGCCGGTGATGCCGCGTACTTGCGCGACAACTTCTCGCGCCAACGTCTTTCCTACAAGTCCATCACCGCCCAAATCGACACGAACGCGATGACTGATAAGGGCATCGTTGCGGTGGCCCAATTCACGCCCGCCGTAACCGTCATCGACGTTCCTACCGCGGTAGTCAAATACCGCAAGGCACCGCAGAATCTCATCCTTCTCATGCGCAATTTCGAGCTTTCAATGGCTACCGTAAACCACTTCTTGCAGCAGGGTGGTTACGACCGCGACATGCTGCGCTTTGGCATCAGCCGAAGCATCGACACCGCCCTTCGCTCTCTCAACGAGGACCCGGACACGGCTGACATACCGCGTCCCGGCGAGTTGGAGCGCGCCACGTCGCAATCCCTCCAAATTGTCGAACTCATCACGATCCCTGATGCGCTCAACACGATCACGCAAATGTCGTGCAAGAGCTATACGGACCGAGCCGTTCGCGGTGCATTCGCCGTGCACCAGGTTTCACAGCCGACGAACGACTTCAAGGACGTAGCGCCCAACTACGCCGCGGGCACCAGCCTCGTCCCGGTCTACTACTCTCGTACTCTCGCTGGCGCTGTCAACCTCTTTAACGTCGTCGACAGCACCGGTCCTTTCGCCGACGTCGTCCTCTCCGACTGGACTTTCGCCTGGGTCATGTTTTACAACATTGACCCCGCCACACGCATCAACTACAAGTTGATCTACGGGTTAGAGGCAAACTGCAACATCAACTCACCCGTCACGCCGTTCACGTTGCC